ATGGATTGTGAAAAGGGAGAAAGCATAGTGGGAGCGACACCGGAAGCCAGTAAAGGCAACTTTGATGAACGTGCAGCGCGTTTCGTTGTCGAGATCACCGACCCCGCTTCCCCGAACTTCGGCAAGGCTTTGGGTTCTGCTGAGTCGGCTATGAATGTCACCTACAACACAGCCCACAAGCAATCCTACAAGCTCATGCGCCAGGACCGCATCAGGAATGAGATAGAACGTATCCTGGAAGAGCGCGGGATGGGCAAGGAACACAGGTCGTCCATCCTCATTGAACTGATCACCCAGAAGATGTCCAGGACTACGGAGCGGTTCAACGCTGAAGGTGAACTTGTTGAGGTGGTGAAGTCAGGCCCTACCTTCTCGGACATCATCAAAGCAGTGGATCTCCTGAACCGCATGGATGGCACCTACACCGATCAGAAGAAGTCCTCGGACAAGGAGCGTGATGAACACCGCATCATCTTGAAAGAGGTCATGAAGGAAGCCAGGGATAGGGCAAAGGGTAGGAAGATCAAGGAAGCAAATAGTATTGACGTAGAGAGTTATCCAGAGCATTCTAATCATTGTTAGATTGTCGCTTCGCGTAAGGAAGAAAAATGAATAAACTTAAAGATATACTTATATTCATTAAAGGGAAATTTTGTTGCATTAAAAAATTTAATATTATAATCAAGTTAGTTTTAGTAATTGCGCTTATTGTAATAGTAGTACCATTTGTAATTTATAAAAATACATTTGATGGCAAGTATTCATTATATGCAGATGATTGGGGGAATTTTGGAGGGTATTATGGTGGTGTTGTTGGCCCTTTGCTAAGCTTATTGTCTATTATTTTAATCTTAATAACAATTAGAAATCAGAATGAAGATTCTAATACACAAATTAAAAATATATCACTTCAAAGATTTGAACAGTCATTTAATGATAATTTAATTCAACGATATTCTATTGTTTCGACATTTAAAGAAAATAGTAATGATGGATTTCAAGTATTAAAGAGAGATATTTATAATATTGTTGAAGATTACAAAAAACGGCATATAGATGTAATTAGTACAATAGTAATTAGAGAAAAAGTATTAATTCTTAATTATATTGGGTTATTCAACTATATTGTTGTTTTGGCTAAAAGTATTGAAACAAATGTATATGAAAATGGAGAAAAGGAAAAGTATTATACTCTTTTAAGATATTCTTTGACTGAGTCAGAATTGGTGCTTTTGATAATATTTAAATTTAACAAAAATCTATCTGAAAATTATCTTGATATAATAGATAAAATCCTTGGAATTTATAAAGATATAACCTTACAAAATTTGGCTAACTCTGAAAATCATAGCTTATATGAAGCAGCATTAATGCAAGAAAAAATACATATAGTATTAAATTAGGAGAAATCTAACAACCGCTTCAACCTTGCAAATCCTTTGGCACGGATTTGAAGGTTAAGTGAATGTCAGGTGGATGCTAATGCGCATTATAGAATAGAAATTGCTAATAAGAATTCCTGAAGAGGAGGGAGAGAAATATGAATAATACATTGTGGCTTTACGATTTAATTGTAGCAGGTTTTGGCTTAATAATTATAATAGTATTTCTAATTTATACATTTTCAACAGCATTATTAGGTCGTTGGGTTGCAAAAAAGAAAGGATATTCAACAATTGCATGGTTTTGGATATGTTTCTTGTTTGGAGTATTCGGGTTAATAGCTATATGTGGTGTACCATCAAATACAAAAAGTGATTATGAAAATAGTCAAATAAATATAAATCATGAAAAGAAAAATAGTAATAATATTTGGGCCTGACGTAGATAAACTTCTAGGTCCCACACCACTTTCGTAGAATCTTCAGTTGATTCACAGGTGTTCCATAGTTGAAACGGAACTCACATACTTTCCAGAATAAAAGATTTGAGTTTTTGGATGAGTATACCTATACTATTAATGGGGTCTTATATGAAGAACATCACGCTGTCCATGGATGAAAATCTTCTCAAAGCTGGTCGGGAATATGCCCGAAAGCATAATATATCCTTCAATGACATGGTTCGCAAGCTAGTAGAACAAGCCGTTCTTTCCCCAAAAGATCAATGGTTGGAAGATACCTTCTCGTTAATGGACACCCTATCAGTTTCATCGGAAGGTGCAACCTGGACTCGGGATGAACTTCACCGAGTCAAAATTATTTAATAATTAAGCACGACAAGCATGATCTGTTTAAGACCTTTCTGACTATCACTGATAAATCCTGAAAGCATAATCATCTCAATTGCTCTAGCTTACAGGCTATTTACACCTCTGGTTTGGGTTCAAACATTTCAAAAGTATCTTGACACGGTTTTCGTTTTCACGCTCTTATATATAGGGATAAACACATTTGTGTGTGTATACCAACACAGAAGAGATGAGACGAGACCACTTTCCTCCGTCTCCAGAGGGCTTCGCTAGCGCTCGCACGACTACGGAAAGTGAGACAGACAGAATCAACTTGACAAACCGAGAGAAGACCTGAGTAACAGAAGTTACTCGGGTCATCTGTCTCCATGCTCAAGGGGGTGGTGTATACATCTGTGATGTTATGTATCACATCGGAGACGAATGGAGTACGTTCGAACTCCCGCTGAGAAGCGGAAGTACCGAGAGTTCTTTGAGAAGACAGGGAAGGAGGAGTTAGCGGCGGAGCTGTACCTGCAATGGAAGGCTCTCACCGACCTGTACTTTCTGGGTGCCGTGATTCTTGGCATGGACAAGATCGAGGATGGAGGTCGTCCACGCCTCGATCCTGTGCTGCACGGATGGCTCTCCGGCATCATGGAGCGGAACGACGACACGCTTATCCTGATACCTCGCGGACATATGAAGTCTGCCTGGACGAAGGTGAAGATCGTCCAGCTCATCCTGCAAAATCCCAATATCCGAATAGGGCTGTTCTCCCGCACTTCGAGCCTCGTTGAATCGCAACTTGGGGAGATCAAGCAACTATTCTGCACGTCCATGCTCATGCGCCTGTTCCCCGACCGAATCCCCGAGCCAGGGAAGCGGTTCGTGAACTGGAAGCGGTCAGTCGCCAATGAGCTTACCGTTTTCCGCTCGGCTGAATGGGGCAGGATTCCCCAGGAAAATCAGGTTGAAGCCTGGGGTGTTGGAGCCACGATCGTAGGACGCCATTACGACGTCATCATCATGGACGACATCATCAATGAGCAGTCATGCTCGACGCCTGAGCAGATCAGGAAGGTTCGGGACTGGTATTCGTATATCCAGTCCATCAAGGACCCGGAAGGCTTCGAGCTGATGATAGGCACCCGGTATCACTTCTCGGACATCTACGGGACCGTCATGAGGGAAGGCTGGTACAAGGATCGGGTCTATATTCGCCGCGCGGTCGAGGGCGGGAAGCCGATCTACCGTTTCTTCACCCTCTCGATGCTCGCCAAGATCAAGCAGCGCCAGGGTGCCTATGAGTACTCCTGTCAGTATGACAACAACCCCGTGCCGAGGGACGATCAAATCTTCCCTCCCCCACAGCCGACCTTCGCGGTCCTCGCTCCGGGCGAGCATGCCTATTACATGACGGTGGACCCTGCGGCTACCGCAGAAAGCTACTCGGACGATACGGGCGTGATCATCGGGGCGGTCAATTCGGAAGGCTTTCTGTACGTGGTCGAGGCCAAGAAGATCCACCTGAAGCCCGACAAGATGGTGGACGAGTTAATCAGGCTCATCGTCCAGTACCGCCCAAAGGTCGTAGGAATCGAGCTGGGACTGCAAGCGGGGATTCAATACCTCCTGGATATCAAGAGACGCGAGTACGAGACGATCACGGGTAAGAGGTTGCGGTTCAAGCTGGAACAGATCGACGCACCGCGATCAATGTCCAAAGAAGACAAGATCAACCGCGTCCTGGGCGGCGTCGTCCGCACTGGCAGGGTGTTCATCCACGAATCGCTCACCGACTTACTCCTCCAAATGGAGTTCTTCCCCAAGGGAGAACATGACGATCTCGTGGACGCGCTCACGATGATGGTCCAGATCATAACGGAATTCGCAGGCGGGACATCGGGCGACGCGCTCAGGCAAGCGGCGTATCGGCCTGATTCCCTCTTTGGAATGTTCAAGAAACGGCTTGCGTCGGCATGGGAGGCGAAATTTGTTGCGTAGCGATGGACAGGTGGCACAGGCCTCCCTTTCAAGCCTCCCGGAAAACTACCTGGACAGGCTCATCGCCATGGAGGAGCGCATCAAGAAGGCACCAAAGTATGTCTCTGGATCGAGGAGAACGGACGGAACGGCCATGCAGGACTTCAGGACAGGCGCGTATGGGAGCATGCGGTGATCACCTACGAATTCAAGTGCGATGTGTGCGATTCACTGCATGTCGTCTTCGAAGAGCCTCAAAAAATCCACGAAACTGAACTGTTTTGTCCAGGATGCGAGGGAAAAATGCGCCGACTCTACTCCTCTCCCTCCATTCGGGTCTCGTTCAGGGCAGGGCATGATCCCTATACAGGCGAGAACTTCGAGAGCCAGAGAGCCCGAGAGCGCTACATGGCCGAGAACGGCATCATAAAGGCGGCGTAATGACCTTCTCCGAACTGAAAGACGCTGTGGATGCCTCCTATGGCTCTCCTGAGCATGAGAAACGCCGCAAAAAGTGGCAGCGGTTCATCAAGGAGTTCACCGGGAAGTGGTGGAACGAAACCGAGCTGTTGCCGGAGGATTCGAGGGTCTTCTGCAACTTCATCTTCTCCACGATCCAAACCACCGCCCCGCTTCTCACGGATAACAGGCCTATCTGGACGGTCCTGCCACGACGCTACTTCTTCCAGCGGGTTGCTGACCTCTACAACGACGCCCTGAAGTTCGTGTGGGAAATGACGAGGATGGATGAAAAGCTCCTCGATGCGGTCTACGACTCGCTCATCCACGGAACGGCGCTCTTCAAGGTCTACTTCGATCCCGACGCGGCCAATGGTCTCGGGGACATCGCTATCGACATCGTTGACCCCTTCGATTTTGTTATCGCTCCCGGCTATGACGATCCCTGGAACGCTTCCTGGTGCGGGATGCGCAAACTCATGCCCGTCGAGGATGTAAAGCGCTTCTATCCAAAGGCCGAAAAGAACATCACGCCGGAGGAGTACGCGACCGAGCATGACCAGAAGCAGGATCGCCTTGCCGAGCATGATTTGATCGGTGACTACATTCTTGTCTATGAAATCTGGTTAAAGGATACCGAGACCGAGGATGCGATAGAGGAGCAGTACGCCGGGAAGAACCCTGAAGGCCGCGATGTCACCGAATCGAAGAAGGTGAAGAAGGCAAAGTACCCCAATGGAAGGATACTCACCTTCACGGGCGGGAACGCTATCCTCCTTGACGACCGCCCTTCCCCCTTCAAGCACGGAAGACCTCCCTATGTGGCCCTGCACGACTACAAGGTGCCGCATCAATTCTGGGGGATCGGGGAGCCGGACCAGATCGAGAACCTTAACCGCGAATTCAACGTCCGGCTTCAGCAGATCGTCGAGCATGCCCGTAAGTATACCAAGCGGAACATTGTCGTTGACGAATCGGCGGGGATCACGACTGAGCAGGTGAAGGAAGCGATCCAGAAGGGCGACCAGGTTCTAATGTCGAAGGCGGGCTTTGCCAAGGATGTCGTCGCGCCCCTCGATGTTCCCGACCTTCCCCCGGTGATCACGCAGATCATGTCCACCCTGCCACAGCTCATCGAGGAAGTGTCCGGCGTCACCGACGTGACGAAGGGCGTCACGGGAAAGCGGCAGCGGCAGACGGCAACCGAGATGTCGATGCTTCTTGAATCCTCCTATACAAGGACGCGCCAGCGGGTGCGGAACCTGGAATCCAGTATCAAGCGGCTTGCCACCCTCATCGTCGAACTCATGATGCAGTTCTACACGGAGCCGAGGAACTTCTATATCCGCAAGGACGACGATGTTCAGTACGGGGTGATCTCGAACCAGGCGAGCTTCCTCAAGGAAGCTATGAAGCCGCAAACCCCTGAAGGCCTCATGCAGGACGACCTCTCCGAGGACGAGAAGCAGGACATCGAGGACTATGAAAAGCTCATCGATGCGATCGCAGAAACGGATGAGGTCTATTTCGACTTCAACATCGAGATTCAGACCAACTCCACGCTCCCCCTGGATCGCCAGTCCTTGGCAAATCTCATGCTGCGCCTCGCGGAAATGAAGATCGTCGATGCCCAGGCGGTCCTTGAGACCTTGCGCGTTCCCGGAACCGACAAGATTCTCGCCCGGCTTGCCGAGCAGCGAAAGAAGGAAGAACAGATGGCGATGTCGCAATCAGGCGGCGCAGGAAACCCACAAGCGCCCCAGGACAAGGCGATGGTGCAGGGACTTCTCAATGACCTTTCAGACCAGCAAGTGCAGGAGGCGCAGGTTGCCTAGCCCCATGATGCCCGACATGCAAGCAGCTCCCCAGAAGGATATCGGCCAGTCGATGGACGAGAACCTTTCCATCATGAATCCCCAGGATGCCTTTCTCATGGCCGAGAAGGGCATGCTCCGCAAGGATATGACCGTCCGGGAACTCTTCTCAGGCCTCGGCGTCGATGTGGAAGGCCCTGTCACGCAGCTTTCGGACATGATCCAGCGGGAGACACAGAAGGCTAATCCCTTGAACAAGATGAAGGCGATCGCAGGCTCCGGTCCCATGACCGATCCCGTAGCCGCGAAGATGAGCGCACCTGGAAGCGCTCCCGCATCGGGCGGATCGCTCGATGAACTCATGAATTTGGGAGGCAGATAAGCTTATGGAGACTAGTACCTCTTTCAGCCCCGACGGCGCGGAGGGCGGCAACCCCGGCCAGATGGCCGACACGGCAACCGCCAGCTCGAACCTCGGACAAGCTGACCAGGCCCCCGCGCAGGCGGGACAAGCAGACCCAGGTACATTCCTCGACCTTGACGACGAGAAGGGCGTGCGGAAGTCCTACCGAACCAGGGACGAATTCCTGAAAGACTGGAAGAACATGGGCATGATGCGCTCGGACTACACCCGGAAGACCGCGGAGATCGCGAAGGTCCGGGAAGAGCACGAGAGGCAGAAAGCCGAATGGGACACCAAGCGTCAGGAAGAATCGTCGAAGTTCGACAAGTACAACCAGTTCCTTCGCAACAACCCGGACATCTACCGCCAGCTTCAGGAAGCCGTGAAGAACGGGCCTTCCCCGAGAGGGGCCTTGGATGGAGCCAGGCAGTATGCGGACGAGAAGTACGCCGAGCTAGAGAAGAAGCTTTCTGAAATGGAAGGCTGGAAGAAAAACCGCGAGCAGGAGGAGGCGAAGCGCAAGCTGTACGACTCCTTCAAGGCCAAGTACGAGGATTTCGACGAGCCCTCAATCGAGGACGCGCTGAAAGTGCTCTCGGAAGGCGACTCGGAGGCGATTCTTGACCTCCTCTACCACTCGATCAAGGGCCGTGGCGCTCCCAACCCCCTTGAAGTCGAAAAGAAAATCGTTGACCGGATTCAGGCGAAGGGCTCGGCCCGCGTCCTTCCCGGCAACGGTCCCGCACCGAAAGCCCCCGGCTCCTACAAGAGCATGGATGAGGCCGAGCAAGCCGCACTCGCTGGCTTGCACTAGAACGAACAAAGGAGAGCGTGAATGGCGCTTGAGATTTCCCAGGCGAATGCCGTAAGCCGCCAGTATTTCGAGAAGGCGCTTATCAACATCGCCTATGACAATTGCCCCTTCTTCAAGAAGCTCAAGAAGGGGAACCAAGTGAAGGTGAAGGGCGGCACCCACATCCAGTGGCCCATCCGGTACACGGCCATGTCCGGCAACGGCGCGGTGAAGGGCGTCGATCCCGCCGCTCCCGTGACCTACGGCGTGGGGGACAGCCGCACCGCCGCCAAGTCCGCGTGGAAGTACTACTTCGGGTCCACGCAGATCAATTGGCAGGAGCGCGTCGAGAACGTGGGCGAAGCACAGATCGTTTCCTTGCTCAAAGACAAATACGTGGAGCTTCAGGAGGACTACGAGGACAAGATGGCGAAGGACCTCTACTCCACCGCCACCTACAACGAGTCCTGCCTGGACATGATCTCGCCCCTCACCTTCCTCGTCTCCGACCGGAAGTACGCCGGGATCGACCCCGCCGACGCCCCCAACTGGCGGTCGAAGGTCTACGGGGGCATCGCGGCTGCGGCCTGGGTCGCTTCCACCGTCTACGCGCTCGGGGATGTCGTCATGAAGGGCATCAACAAGTACCAGTGCATTCAGGCGGGAACTTCGGCATCCTCGGGCGGCCCCGCCGGAACCGGGAGCAACATCACCGACAGCACCGTCCACTGGAAGTACGTGGACTCCTGGACCGTCCTCGACCTGTATTCCGACGACACGACGAAAGGAAAGAAGTCGCTCTACAAGGCGATAGTTGCTTCCACCTTTGGCGGCAAGAAGCCCAAGTTCCTCCTCACCACCGAGGACATCCTTGCCACGCTCAAGGAGAAGATCTGGCTTGCGACCAAGTACGAGGGGACCACGGACAAGGAAACCGCCGACATGGGCTTCACCAACGTGACCTTCGAAGGCACCACGATCCTTGCCGACCCCTTCTGCCCCGCAGGATACCTCTTCGGCCTGGACATGAACGCCTTCGAGTTCCAGATTCACCCGGACTTCAACTTCAAGACGGACGATTGGGCTCCCCTTGAGAACTACCCCAACAACCTCGTCAAGAAGATGTCGTTCTCGGGGAACACCGTCATGAGGTATCGCCATACCTCATTCGCCTTCAACGGCCTCACTGGAATCGAGAAGGCGGCGTAAGCGTAATGACCGGACTCGTCCGCAATGGTTCCGCACCCTGGTTTGCTCTTCTCTACGGCGCGGACGGGTCCGTTTTCTTGACGGCTAGGGCAGCCGCCTACATTCCCCAATGCAGCTTCTTCAAGGTCACATTCGCAGCAACAGGCTTCGTCGCCGTGCCGTTCGAGACGGAAATGCCTGAGTTCTACGTTGGATGGGTCCCCCAAGCCATGAGCGAAGGCCAGGAAAGGACAATACAGATCGGTGGCTTCGTAAGCCCCATCCCTTCCAATGGAAGGGAAAACGCATGGCTCAAGGAGGGAAGCGGCAACGTGATCGAAGTGGATTCCCCGTATCGCCCCGAGAACGCTTTCGGGTATGTCGTCGGTCCTGACAGGGCGATGCTCTTCCCTGTCATGGTCAGAAAGGATGCTGCATGACGCGAAAAGGCATGATCGAGAAGGCGCGGCGGCTTTCACGTACAGGCGCATCCGTCAGCGATGACGTGGTGGCCGATTGGCTCAACGAGGCAATGCGGCAGTTCGTCGTTGACGCAGGGGGGATAACCGAGACAGCGGAAGCACTCATAACGGGCAACTATGTCGCAACCCCGGAGCATTTCTTTTCCCTTCACAACCTTTTCATTGGCCGGAATGAGCTGAAGCGGGGAACGCTTGCCATTCTCGCGGATTCGGATGTCGAAGGGACTCCTTCCAGATACTTTCTATCGGCAGGCAAAATCCTTTTTGATAGAAGGTGCCCCTCCCCCAGCCTCACCTGCCGGATGATCTACGACCGTTTTCCACGAGAGCTTGAAAGCGATACAGATGTCCCGGAATTGCCTGAAAAGGCTCACCTTGCCTTGGTCTACCTCGCCGCTTCGAAGCTTTCGGAAGAGAACTTCGAGTACGACGAAGCCACCCGGTCCCTCGCCAATTACCGCAATGAAATCCAGCGGTACACCATCGACGAGGCAAACGCCAACCCGTCCATTTTCGGAAGGTAGTCATGCCCGGAACCGTAAAGACCTACCTGGACTTCTCGGGTGGGTTTCACACCGATACGCCCTCCTCCTTCATGGCGGACTCCGACCTTTCCGTGGCCGAGAACTGCTACTGGAAGGATGGCCTCTGCATGAGAAGGGGCTACACGTTAACCCACACCTTCGAAGGCGAGACGATCCTGGGTTTCCTGCGCTCAAGCATTTCGGGGGCCATGCGGGATTACATCGTCGCAAAGAACGGCTCGGGGTCCGTCTTTCTTCACATCGCGAATGGCGCATCGTACCTCACCCTGCCCCTTTCCATCGTTTCGGCGCAGGAAACGGCGGTGCGGATGCTCGAATACTCGGGGCTCATCGTCATTGTGGGCAGAAGCGGAAAGTCCCGTGCCGCGATCGTTCAGTACAAAGATGGAACGCATTCCGAGACATCTATCGAAGCCCTCGACGTGCGCACGCGCGAGTATTACGACTGGAACGCAGGGCGCGTAGCTGGCGGCGTCTACACCGACGACACCCTGGCGGTTCAAGAAGGCTCCTGGGTCCTCGCCCCCGCATCCGGCCAGGGGTTCTACATCGCCTCCGATCTTGTCTTCAACCGCATCGAGATAAAAAGCGTCACAGGCCATATCACCTCAGCCACGGTGCGGCATTCCTGCGCGGCAGGCTGGAAGACGGTGACGCCTCGGGTGCTCACCCTCGGAACAAGAATCGTCATCGAGTTCGATCTTGAGTTCGAGGGAACGGACATAACCTTCACGCCCTTCCCGCTTGAGGCCAAGTTCCAGAACCAGTACGCCGTCGAGGTTTGCCTTCTCATAGAAGGTGAACCGCCTTCCGGCAGTATAGAATCCATACAACACACCCAGTACTTGCGGCAGATCACGGGCAACGAGAACCCCACGGACGCAGCGGTCTACCGATCCATGCTCTGCCTCGCTGCGGGGAACGTCGTCAATTTCTCCCCTGCCGACGCGATCACAGGCTGGCGCGGGGACGACGTGGAAATCTTCGTCGAGGGCGGCGAAGGCATCAAACGGATCGTCAACTTCAAGGATTCGATGCTCGTCTTCAAGGAACACGCCCTCTATGGCTTCTCCGGCAACTCGCTCAACTCGCCCACCGTGACAAGAATTGCCGACACCGGGACGGACAAGCCTGATTCGGTCGTCTGCCTTGAGAGCGAAGTCATGTTCGTCTCGGGCGAGAGCGTCATCCTGTACGACGGATCGACCACGGCGGTGGTCTCGGGCCATATCGCGACGGAGCTTGCAGGGAAGCTTGGCTCATGCGTTGCCGCGAAGGACCGGGAAGGCAGGTACTTCCTCCAAGGGTCCAATTCCGCCTATCTCATGGCTCCCGCCACCCTGCGGCGAAACTCTGCCGGGGCTTTTCTCGTCTCCTCCTTCAAATTCACAAACCATGCCTTTCCCGGCCTCGGCTCAAGAAACGACCTTCTTGAGACTGTCGGATGGAAGGGTGGATCGCTCTACACCCTCTTCTCGGGAACCACCGACGCGGGAAGTCCGATCGCCCTTGATATCCGCACCAAGGATATGGATTTCGGCTATCCAGGGCAGCAGAAGCGATTCTTCAGGTTCAGGCCTTTGGGGATGTTCCATGGCGACGCAGAGCCGGAATTCCTTGTTCAGTTCATAGCCGACAGGACAAGGGTGTACATCGCCTGGATTCCTGAAAGCAACTTCGAAGGCTTCGTGAGCATCCCCTACGACATGGACGGGAAGACCCTCGCCATTCGCCTTGCCTCATATTCATCCACGGAAGCCGGAGTCCTCGGCTTCGCGCTCGACCTGAAGGGAGGGACGTTCTAGTGGCTAAACGACGTGCCAGTGACTTCGGGCTTGATCCCCTCGACGCGCTCACCGGGGACGCCCTCTCGACGGACAAGACGCTCTCTGACAGCGATTTCACGTTCACGCCGTCCAGCTTGGGTAATGGGCTTTTGCCGGAAGAGACAAAAACCGTGCCAGAACGGGAGCCCGGAACGCCAGAATCCGTAGCCGAAGGCGGGTTCTCCACGGGCGCTACGACCACAAGCACCACGACGACGGGAAAATTGCCGAACGGGCAGCCGAAGAAGACCACCGCCGAACTCCTTACCATCATCAAGTCGAACCCCACAGCCCTGAAGCTGGAAGACATCGACTTCTCCGATCCAGACCAGGTGGACGCCGTTGTAGCTGAGCTGAAACAGGCCATGCAGAACGGCTCAGGCGAGATGCGCTACGAAACAGTCCTTCCGGGGGATGCAAGCGGTCGGGAGCCTGGAATCTACGACAAGACCACAGGCCAGCTCATCCAGAAGTACGGGGACACCACCGCCCTTGAGGAACAGAACTCCGGGATCACCGCGAAACTCGCAAGCCTTTCAAACGGCCAGAGCACGGATTATGTGAGCGCCCTTTCCGCGATGCAGGACGCGCAAGCCAAGGTTTCAGGCGGCATCACGGAAGCGGACACCCAATCAGGATATGACCGCCTGGACAAGCTCATGGGCGGCGACTACCAAGGCACGATCGAAGGGCTAGCTGGCAGCGTGAATTCGGGGATTTCAGGACAGGATGGCCTTTCGGATGAAGAACGGGCCTTGTACCAACGCGCCAACGATAAGGCAATCGCCCAGGAAACCTCCTCGGCGCAGCGCACGCTCGACTCAGTGCGGGCTTCGACGGGCTCCACGATGGCGTACCTGGCTTCAGCCGATGAAGTGCGCAGCAAGATAAGCGACCTGCGGACCCAGAAAGACGTGGAACTCATGAACGCGGACATGGCCCGCAAGGAGAAGAACTACGAGAACAAGGCCGAGGAATACTACGGCCTTCTTGAGCAGGGCCGAATCAGCATGCAGGAGTACGAGGACGGACTGCGGGCCGAACGGTACAACTCCTTCCAGGCGACCGCATCCACCCTCACCCAGATAGCCTCCCGCGACAGCTCGGAGATCCAAAACCTCACGCAGCTGGCGGACATCATCTACTCACAGATCAATGCGCAAACCGCAAAGGACAAGGACGCCTACCAGAAATGGATCGACCTCGCGAACCAGCAAGTTGCGCCCATCAAGAACTTGCTTGACGCGATCCTGACGCAGGAAACCCTAGTCACAAGCCAGGACGAGGAGGACTAAAACCGTGTCGCTTTTCGGAAACAGCTTCACAGCCGGACAGGATTCATCCGATCTCTTCGGCTCCCTCGCCTCAAGCCAGGATTCGCTCGTCCAGTCGAGAAAGGACGCGACAGCCAGGCAGACGGCGCAAGAGACCAAGGACAAGGCAGCGGTGGGAGGATTCGCGTCAACGTTGGGCGCTTTAGGAGGCCTCGCCGCCGTCATCCCCGGAGGGCAGGTCATCGGCGCGGGGCTCGGAGTTCTCGGGACGATCGTCGGCCTTTTCAAGTGAGGGAGTGATGGGACTTTTCGACTCAAACAACGCTTCATTGCAACTTCTCATCGGCGCTCGGCAGAAGAAGAAAGAGGACGAGCTTGAGAAAGAGAAGCTTGCGATGCAGAAGCGCCAGAACGGATTCAACGACGTCCTCGGGGCGGTGGGAGCCGTGGGCAACCTCGCAAAGGCCGGATTCGACGCCTACGACACCCTGAAGCTTCAGCCGGAACGGGAAAGCCTCGCCTTCGAACGGTCCAAGGAGATGGAAGGCGTCAAGCAGAAGAATGCCGTCGAAATAGCCGGGGTCACGCATGAAAACGCGATGACCCAGGACAAGGCCCGGATGGAGCATGAAAACTTCATGGCAGGGTTCGACCGCGAAACCCAGATGCTTCTTTCCAACGCCAACATCGACTCGAACAAGTGGATGACCATCTACAAGGCGACCAAGGACCTGGATGAGGGCGAGCGCAACAGGCAAACGCAAATCCTCCTTTCGCAGATGGGCATCGACGCGACTACGGCGGAAAGCCTTGCGCAGCGCTTGTGGCAGGCAGAGGAAAGCCAGAAGACCCGGACCTGGAACACCTCTGAGCGCGTCGCGGGGGAAGCCCACGAGACGGCGATGCAGGACCTTTCCACCTCCGCCCAGAAAACATTGGCACAGATGGGCATCGACCAGGACATGTGGAAGACGATCTACTCAGGTGTCCTCGCGTCCCAGGAGTCGGACAAGGCGCAAGCCCTTGAGCGGGAACTGACCAGGTACGGCATCGACCAGCAAATGGCGCGGCAGATCGCCTCCCAGGCATGGCAGACCTCGGAACGCACATCGTCTCAGGACTTCCAGACGGCCTTCGCGCAGCTTGGCTCGCAGCTCAAGAAGGGTGAGCTGTCCTACTCAGCCGACCTTGAGGCGAAGGCCGCAGAGAAGACGAACGAGTACGCGACCGCGCTTGCGGGGACGAATACGAAGAACGCCATGCAGATTGCACAAGCGCAATCGCAGCTCGACCTTGCACGCGACATCGCCCTAGAGGACGCGAAGACCGAAAGCCAGAAGCAACTTGTGGAACTGGAATACCGGAAGCGAAGCGAGGAGAACGCCCAGAAATACGGCTACGATGTAAGCCTCCTTTCAAAGCAGACGGACGCGACGAAGGAGCTTGAAACCCTCAAGAACAACCTCGGAATCGCAAGGGATTCCGCAGGGTACGATTACCAGACGCGCCGGGACCAAATACTTCACGACTTCGACATGTCAGGGAAGAAGTTCGACGCTGACACGCAGAAAGAGATCGTCGGCATGCAGACTGCGGCAGAACAAGCCCTTGCCAAGGCCAAGGCCGATTACGACATGGTGATGGCGCTCTACCAGTCCGGCGACGCCAAAGAAACGGATGTGCGGAGATTCGAGCAGCAGCTAGAGCTCGCGAAGACCAGCCACGCCAATACGATGCTGCAGCTTGAAGCGGAGTACGGCTACAAGGCTTCGCTTCAGGATGACGACCAGGCCGCCGCAATTGACCAGATTCGAGAGAAAGGCGCGATCGATTCCGCGATCAACAAGGCGAACAACCAGAATTCCCTTTCGGTCGCGAACATCAACAAGTCGGCGGACATCGCGGCTTTGCAGACGAGATACACGCAGGAAAAGGAATCCTCGATCCTGCAGGGCTATTCCACGCCGTCGGTCGCCCTGGGCATCGCGCAGACGAACGCGCGGGAGAACTTGCTGAGCATCGGCAAGAAGGAGCCGACGCAGCTTGAGATCAACACCGAAGCGGCAAAGACGCTTCAAAGCGATCTCGGCTTCTTCGAAGGAAAAGGGTATACGGAAGCAGCCGACGTTGCGCGCCGGGCCTTGAACACCATCCAGCCGAATAGCCTTGCCGCAGGTTCCCCCACAGGGAATTCTCCCGGAACACACGAGTATGTTCCCGGCTCTCCCCCCGGTATGCCGCAAGCGGGCGGGCTTTCCTTTTCAATCGGCCAGGGAGCTAGCAACCTCATGAAATCCCCTGAAGCATGGGTCGATAACGGCGACGGGACCGAAGGGAGGATCGTGCCGAATGGCATAGGCGGCTACAGGCTTGAGACACGCCCCAAGGGCAAGAAATAGCAGGACCGCATGACGCCGCAGGAATACCGAAGCAAGCTCTATGGTCGAAAGAAATCCAGCATCACCCCGGAAACGCAAGCTTATGTCGAATGGTCGAGGCAGAAGCGCGAGGAGGACGAGAAGCGGCATACCCCGCTTGAATGGGCGCTGAACCTCCTTTCGGTCGGAAACAACATGACGGCGAACACGACCGAGAATGTCATGCAGGCCATCCAGGGAAGGCAGGTGCCCTTCTCGGAATACATCGGGGACCTCTTCAAGAGCTTCACGCCTGAAGGGGAAAAGAGTTTCAGACAAGTCTTCTGGGGGGATGAAAACGATTCAGGCTACCAGGGAATGTTCGGCACAGGAGGCGTCAAGGGCGGTTCTGGCGGCTTCGGGGACAAGGCCTTCAGGTGGGCGACGGGAACGTTGGCCGACATCGCGCTCGATCCTACCAACTACATCAGCTTCGGCGCTACCGATGCCGCGAAAGCTGCGGCCCAATCCAGCGCGGAACTGAGCATGGTCGCCCGGGCGGCAAACCCCATCGTCGATACGAAGCTCTTCCGTGAAGGCTTCGAGCCGTCGTTCCTCAAGAAGCTTCAGGATGCGGGCAAGTCCTCGGAAGCCCTGGAATATGCCCGCAAATGGGCGAAGGACGGCACCTTCGCCAAGGAATACACAGCCTACTACAAGGAAGCGCTTCGCAAGGGAAAGGACGAACTGAAAGCGGATTTTCTCAAGACCCTCGACAACAAGCCATTCAACCCGCAACAGGAGCTTGTCGATTCCCGCATAAAAGGATGGGCCGACAGCTACGACAGCGCTCTAGGAAAAAGGGTCGATGAACTTGCCGCGAAGGGCGACTATTCCCGCTACAAGGGCATTAAGGGATCGGGAACCGAGAGGAGCCTTTCAACCGTCGTCGGCAACGAATCGGAAGCCCTGCGGAACGCGCTCATCGCGAAGACGCAAGGGAAACGCGCCTTCCTCAGTGAGAATGGGGACGCGATCCGCAACGCAGCCTCCGAAGTCGTCAGGGCGAAGCTGCGCGGGGACGCCGACATCCTAGCGGGCGTGAAGAATCCCGCGATCCGGGAACTTTTCGCCGGGGACAAGGGCCTTCTGTCCCACCTCGAAAACTCGGACCTGTTTTCTAAGGTGAACCTTGCCGAATGGGAGAACCCGCTTCTGGGGCTCGACCACTCGGGGGAGTCCTCGTTCAAGCTCTTCAGGAAGGAACTGAATTCAGGGACGCACGAAGGCTTCAACAACGCGGCAAAGCAGTGGGACGCCTTCAAGACCGCCATCGGCAACAAGAAGGTCCCGTTGACCGGGAAGGGAACCACGTACTCCGACGCCTGGTGGTCTCTCATGAACAATTCCCCGATAGGCCGCGTTAGGAGGCTTTTGGGGTTCTCGAACCCCTATGAGACGATGCTGAAGATCAAGGAGCGCGACGCTTCCGAGATGATGGAGTATTCCATCCAGGATTCCGTGAAGGGCATCCAGGAGCGCCTATCGTCCTTTTCCGATGAGGACAAGCTTGAGTACGTCTACCTGAAGAGCCTCAAGGAGAAGATTGGGCAGAAGCAGAAATACTCAGGCATGGATTTCAAGACCTTCATCCGGGCCACCGCCGACAAGGTAGCCGCGACCACGGGCAAGTCGATCGATGTCACCGATGAAAGCCTCGATACGCTTGCCAAGCTCAATGCGGAAGTCGGGAGCGTCTTTGGAAAGCTGAAAGAGTCCGAGGACGTATGGGCCGCCCTCGGCTACTCGAACGACATACGCGAGCTTCCCGACTACCTCACCTTCGTCTCGCAAGGAGGAAGCCCCAAGCCCGTGGGTCCCGGAAGAAAGATCGGCACCGAGGCGCAAGCCTTTACGAAGACCAAGAAGAAAGGGCTCTATCAGTCGATCGCAGAACAGACGACGGCGTTGCGGGACATCGTGGACATGCCGGATGAGCAGATCGCGCAGCTCTTCAAGGACAACGCAACCAGCACGAACATGAACCTCGATGAGATCCTTGCTTCCCGCGTCATCCAGCATTACAGGCTTTCAAAGCGCGTGGACATGATCGAGGCGTTCAAGCCCTTCGGTATCAGGATCGACGAGGTGACGGTTCCAAGCCAGCATGTGGACCCCTTCTCGCGTGCGCACACGCAAGGGGACGGCTTCATCGCGTTCTCGAACGAATCCGGGGAAGCGTTGAAAGCGGCCCGTCAGGAAGGCCGCGCGATGCAGGGCAAGCTCGGCTCGGATGAGTACGCCCGTCTCATGAGCCTTGAGATCGTGGACGACCCGTATTTTCAAGGCTACCTCTTCGACGAGAACGTGGCTTCCCTCATCGACAGGACCATCAAGTTCTCCTCGAACGACCCGGACATCCAGGCATTGCAGAACGTCTTCTCTGGCTACACCCACCTCTGGAAGACCACCGTGACCTCCAATCCCGGCTTCCACCTGCGCAACTTCTACTCGAACACGGCGACGCTGTTCCAGCAGCACGGCATGGACGCCATCGACGCCGACGCCGCGAAGGATGCCGCGATAGCGACGCTTACGAGCCTGAACGGGGTGAAGGCTGCGGCGGAACGCTTGGGGATGTCAGAGGAAGTATTGCGATCAGCCTTGAGTAAGACCTATGGCAGCCACACCCTCGGGGAACTCGCTGAGTACGCCCGTAAGAAAGGCATCATATCGATGACCTTTGGAGGAAGGGACACTAAGGAAGCGGTCGTGGACCTGCTCGGTACAGGCAAGAAAGGCGTCATGGACACCATCGGGAAAGCCTCGCGGGATGTTGGATCGCACATCGAGAGCTTCGCCAAGATGGACTCCTTCCTGATTGGGGCCAAGAAGATGATGAAGGAGGGAGAGGATATATCCCCCACGATGCTCGAATATGCCAAGAACGAAACGAAAAAGTGGTTCATCGACTACGAGGATTTGACGGCTTTCGAGAAGGACAAGATGAAGAAGGTCTTCCCCTTCTACACCTGGCTCAGGCGAAACATCGCCAATCAGGTGGGGCAGATCGTCGCCGTGGAGAACTGGCCGACGATGGCGCTCCCCCAGAAGCTTATCAGGAGCTTCAAGGACACGTCCGTGGACATGTCCAAAATGCCGAGCTACCAGCGGGACGAAGGGGCGGTCCCCGTGGGCCGGGACGGTGATGACAACCTCATATTCCTGTACCCGCAGCTTCCGATAAACGACCTCAACAAGCTCCCCTTCCGGGGCGGCTCAACGCTGAAGGAGACAATCGGGAACAGCTTCGATTCGTTCATGAACACCATGATCGATTCGGCCCATCCTTTCCTGAAGGCGGGCCTGTCGCTGTACGACTACGTGAAGAAGGACGACCGCGACAAGACGAAGAAGGAGACTTCCGGCAAAGCGGAAGACATGGCGTTGGCCGTAACCGATTCGGTGCTGCGCCTCTTCGGAGACAAAGCAACAGAGCGCGGGGAGAATGGTCGCTTGATGGTTGACTCGGACATTCTTGAGACGATCAGGGCATTGGCCCCCCAAATCAGAACCATAGACCGCTTGCTTTCTGGTCCGAAAAGTATTACAAATGTAATATCACTCAACACTGATGAGTTGATCGCAGAAGTAGGGGCGCAAACTACAAGGGCCGACAAGACACGGGCTTTGTGGAACGCCCTCTCTTTCTATGCGGGCATTCGCGGAACGACAGTGGATGAACGGGAAGAGCGGTACAAGCGGGCGCAAGGCATGTATTACTCCGCGCTCGACGAGAAGAACAAGGCCGAGAAGAAGACGCTCGGCTACAAGTCCAGGTCCTTGAAGAGCAGGAAACAAATGGAGAAGACATACAGGAGGCTTGGGCTACTGTGAGGACGCTATCCGACGTCCAGAGGATCAAGCAGGAGGAAGCTTCACGGCGGCAGGAGTCCGCCGTCACAGGGCTCCCTCCCGGCTACATCTTCGGCCTCGAACTCTCGATCCGCAACAACATCGCCTACCTCTCCCCAGGCGTAGCCTCCATTCGCGGCGCTCTCGTCACCGTCACCAAGGAACAGGCTATTACAAGCGATTTCTGGGAAGTGGCGAAGCGGCCTTCAAGCGGCTATTTCGTCTACCTGAGCATCGCGGGGAAGATCACGGTCGAACGGGTGGCTCCGGTCCTTGACCCGGGGCAGTACTACTCCAAGAACCCCGTGACCGGGGCGCGGCACCTCGGGGGCCTTCAGACCAACGATGTGGGAAGCCTCATGCGCGTCGTCGTTCGAGACCCTATCTACATTGGAGCATCCACCACTTTCGAGGACGGCTACGACCCCGCACAGAAGCTTAACGCCACAGGCGGGCGTTATGCGACCGTGGACGGAGAGCGATCGAAGCTTGAGATATTCCCCGATGGGGAACACGCGCTCAGGGTCCGCAGATGGGACAGCCTCACTTCTTCCTACCGCGACGTTCTCAAGGTCCTCGTCGATGGGGACCAGGAAGGGGATGTCGTCATTGGCCGCTACGATTCAGGCTTTTCCGGCGCTCAGTGGGACGAGAGCGAAGCCACCCTGAAGGTTCGCGGGAAGATGTTCCAGGAAGACGGTGTTGAATACCCGACCACCGACACCATATCCAGGTTCTTCTACGGCGATCGTCCGCTTGGTCCCTACTCGGTCGATGATTTCTGGGTGTCGGACGGAGCCCTTTTCCGCTCGACCATCGTGCGGGCAGAAGGCGAAGGCCTTGCCACCGACTGGATATGGTACATCAAGCCGAACCTCGTCACCGACATCCAATCATCGAACGGCGACAAGTTCAGGCCCGGCCAGTCAACGGCGACCACCCTGACGCCTCGCATATTCAGGAATGGCGTTGAGATCACCGCGACGCTGCCTGACTCATCCTTCAGGTGGAGTAGAGCGTCGTTCTATCCACTGACGGCACCGAATGACGACGCCACCTGGAACATAAACCATGCCTCGGGATACCGAACCGTGGAAGTCACGACGGACACGATCTACGCCAGGGCAACCTATACCCTGGAAATCCTCGAATAGGAGTACATCATGGCAGTAATCAGCACGGGGCAGATCACCCTTTACGACCACAATGACGCGGCTCCCGTAACCTCGTTCATCTCTGCATCGAAAGGCCTTTCCCAGGTCTATACCAAGGATGAATCGACCACCTCCTACAACCCGGACTACACTTCGGGAGCGAATGTCCTCACCGCCTACGTGTATGTGAATGGCGTGGACAAGTCGAGCGTCCTCACGAACAGGAAATGGGGGACTACGCTCGGTGGCTCCGATCTTGGAACGAACGTTTCCACCATCTCGAAGACTACGAACGTCAGCGATTCCAGCCCGTCCTACAACGTCTATTTCGAAGGCGACTACACCGATCCCGTGACGAGCCTCGTCACCCACGTGAACGCCATGATTACAATCTCCTGCCTGAAAGCCGGGACGAACGCCGTCTACGTTCTTGTCTCGGGCCAGATGGTCATCGAGAACGCTCCTTCGGGAACGAAGAACACTGCAACCGTCACCGCCAATCTCATGCGGGCGGCAGGGATCGACGACACTGGCGTCACCTACAAGTGGTTCAAGTCGCCCTACGCAGTCGCGGATCAGTTTGACGCCAACCACGCCGACGTAACCGGGAGCAAGATCACGTTCAAGACGACTGCGGGGGGAGCCGCGACCGCCCCCGCCGATGGAACCTGGGCGGATGTCAAATCGATCGTCGTCCGCGAGGACGCCGTTGCCGACATAGGCCTTTTCATGCTTCAGGCGAAGGACAATGACGGGAACATCTACTCAGCGTACTTCCAGATTTACGACATCTCCGACCCCTACGATGTCAGGGTCTACGCCTCAAACGGCCAGGTGTTCCAGAACGGCAACGGTTCGAAGACGCTCACCCCCGAAGTGTGGTACGGGAATTCCAAGGTCGCGGACATCAGCGCCTACACGTTCACTTGGAAGGTCTATGACCGCTCAGGCGCGAAGTCCGGGTTCATCGACACCGCTAGGACCTCCGCAGCCAAGGCAGTCACGGCCAATACAGCGAGCATCACGGGGACGGTGACGATCAGTGTTGCTCTCGCCTCCGCGCCCGTCGCGGGGGATGTGGTCCGGCTCATCACCTCCGACGGCCTCACGATCAAGTCCTACGAGATCGGGTCCGGTTCGACCACGACCGTCCTCAATCTGCGTGCGCCCCTGAATGGCTTCTCCACCGATGTCCCCACGCTCAATCAGTTCGCAAGCGGAAAGCTCTGGCTCTATACGAACAACGGCGCGACGGCAGGGCAGAAGACGACCACAGGCGTGAACACCTGCGCGGTCACGGGCGACGATATTGACGGCCAGGGCGTCGTCTATGTCGATGCGGACAATCCGCTAGCCGCCTGATAGGGGATAGCGCATGGGCGTCATTGGAGTAGGGCAGATCACGCTTTTCGATCAGAACGATTCTCCCCAGGCATTGATCTCCAATGAGGCCCATCCCGTCCCGAGCAATTCGGATGGCTCAAGCCCCAATTTGAGCGGAGCCATAAGCACCTTCCTCATTCTCCTTGCCGGGGTGGACATAACAAACCTGTACACGGTTACGGCCACGCCTTCGAGCGGAATCACGGGGATGCTCTCGACCTACACCTACACGGTTTCAGGGATGACTTCGGATACAGGCTATGTTGATTTCACAGCCGCAAGGTCAGGCTTTGCCACGATCACGAAACGGTTTTCGCTCTCGAAAATGAAGCAGGGTTTGACAGGCAATCCGGGAGCAAGCGGCCAGGATGCGCCCCGCTGCCTTGGACTCTATGCCTTCTCCGCGATGGCCTCGATCACGGGCATGATTTCTGGCGACCTTGCCGTTCTCTATTCCTCGGACAGCAACCGGGGCGTGTATCAGTATTCAGGCTCAAGCTGGTCGAAGCTGTCCAGTCCGACGAAAGACCAGGTGACGCGCTGCTTCATCTACATCCTCGATGCCGTGCGTCAGGGATATGGAACATCGACCGACTACGCCATAGGGTCAACGAGCTTCGAGACGATCCTTGCCAATTTCCTCTTCGTCGCCCAGGTCGTCCTCGCGGCCTCCGGCTGGCTCAAGTCGGCCAACTACGCAGAGACGGGTGGAGTCCCTACCGCTGGCTTCATGCTCGATGCCTTGAACCAGGTCATCAAGGCGTATGGGGCTGTATTCGTCAACGCGGCTATCTCTGGAACGCTAACTTCGGGCGGGACGATCAAGGGCGACCACATCAAGATCGAGCACACGAGGATAACGATGTGGTCCGGGGCATCTGCAACCTCTCCCGCCGTCGATGACTTCATGCTCGTCATCAATACGACCAGTGAAGCCAATGTCATTTTCTACAACTGCGTTTCAGCGGGTTCCTGGACGCTTCGGGCAACGTTCGCGGGGACCGTTCACGCATGGGGCGATCATACCCTGAAGTACCAATCGACGGGCAGCATCCTAGATTATTCCGAGAGCAACGCGAAAGTCGCGTACATGCTCCGGGCTTCCACAAACTCAAGCTGCATCGGGGAGATGTACTGGTCCTCATCAAGCGGGGCGTTGCCTTCGCGTGGCACCTGGCTCGTCGTACAGGCGTATAACGGCAACGGCATGACGATTGCGGCTGGCGGGACAGCTCCGTACTCGAACTACCAGGCCATTCGGATTTGAGAGAGACAGTCATGGTGCAAGGACCTTTTTACCGAGTCGATGACGACGCGATTATCGGAATTCTCGACGGGCTGCCGTACTGCTTCAACAGGATCGACACCCTGCTGCAGTGGGAAGAACTTCAGGCGCACCTCTCGGAAAGTGGCGAGACCATCCTTCCTAAACCCGAACTCACCGAGGCGGAAAAGGCAGAGAGGGAAATCGAGGCGCTTCAAGCATACCTGGCGGAGACGGATTGGTACGTTACGAGATTCGCAGAAACAGGCGTTCCCATCTCGGTTGAGATTTCCGAGGCCCGAGCCACCGCTAGGGTCAGAATAAGCACACTCAGGGGCCAAGCATGACCATAACCATTCCAATGCTGGCGGCGCTTGCCGGGATAGCGGGGTTCATCCTGGCATACATGAAGTTTGGCTACGATCGAAGAATCACCGAGAAGGAGGCGGAGGTGAAGGAGGGCGTACACCGGAGGGAACACGAACAACTGAAGACCGACCTCGCTGAAGCCAATGCCAAGATCGTGGATCTCATGGTGAAGGTTCAACGCAACGAAGTGGATTCAGCGGAGATAAAGACGGACGTGAAGCATATCCTGGCGGCGCTCAACGACCTGACCCGCAAGATCGACGAGAGGGCTTGCTGATGAGTAAATCACTCGACGACCTCCGCGAACCTTTCCGGTCAAAAGCCAGGAACTTCCTGAATGACCTCAACAGCGATCCCCGGTTGATGGTGCTTGGCGTTCTCTGCTTCCTAACCGTTGAGACGCTTCGCGTTCCCGATGTGCAACTTGCCTACGGCTCACGGCTCCTTGCCAAGTATGCTGCCGCTGAATACCCCATCATGGCGGTTGAATTCGTCCAAATGATGTACCGCCGCGCGGGGCTTTACGCGATCAGCGCAAAGGAAGCCCTCACTCCGAACACATGGACTTTGAAGAGCAAGCACCTGGAAGGCCTGGCAATTGACGTTGCCCCGTCTCTAGATGGAGTCAATTACTGGTGGGCTCCTCCTTCCTGGCCGGGGTGGGACATCATGGGCGAGATCGCGGTGAAGCACAACATCGAGCCTGGTTCCCGCTGGAAGGGGAACAAGGATTGTCCCCACTTCCAGGAGCTAGCCGCATGAAGACAGTCAAGAAAGGGGATTCATGGAGAACGGGGATCGTGATCCTTACAGGGCTCTACCTTGTCACTCTCTATAGCTCACCGACAACTCTTGAAGCGGTTGGAGGGCCAATCGTATACGCCATAGCCTTTGCCACGGTGGGCTATATAAGCGGGAATGTGGCTGATAACGCACTGAAAGGGCGGTTCTATCGCCCTGAATTGGACGAGGAGCCCAGATGTGGCGAAAAGTAGCCTCCGTAGTTATGCTGTTGCTTTCATTTTCGGTGCCTTGTTGGGGGGAGGCGCGGCCTTTGGATTCTTCAACCCAGCCCTCGGAAAGCAGCGAGTCGCCTACCAGGACGCAATCAGAGCTTTGGACGCTAGCCGACGAATCGCTGACGATTATCGAAGAGAGCTTGATAGCACAAGGCGAGCCAGTGGAGAGCTTGTCGATAAGCTTGCCCGAACTCTACCAGAAATCACTCGAATTGCAGAAGAGCGTGAACGAGCTCTCGCAGCAGTTAGAGTCCTTAGAGAAATCTTTGAGCAACTTAGACAATATTATTAGGAGTATAATCCTAAAGCTCGACATACTATCGCAAGAGACACATTTCTGGAAAAAATTGGCTATTATAGGATTAATAAGTAGCATTGCCTCAATTTTTATTCGATTTAATTAATATCTAGTTTAGCATTCATTCTAATAATTCCACTTTATTTAATTTAGTATGGTATAATTGGATAAAGAGGTATTCTATATTAGTTAACTAAATTGCTATAGAACAGCATGATAAAATATGGATTACTCCTTTAACAAAGCAACGTTGAAATTGAAGTACTTAATGATTAGCTAGATGCCTTCATATATTAATAAGAGTTTTTTTAATAACTATTAGAAGAGGTTAAAAATGAAAAGATTTGCATTTATAGTCTTTGTAGTATTTATTGCCAGTTCCCTTTCCGCCCAAACAACCTCAATTTTAACTCAAGGTAATATTCAATGGGAGTATCTTGTGATTTGTTTAGGGAAAGCATATTTTTCTGAGCCACAGAAGCTTCTTGCCTATCCAGAAATTGATTTTGCTTCCGCTGAAGAGGCAACAAATATACAAGATAATTTAGATAAACTTGGGAAATATGGATGGGAAGTGACAAATATTGTCGGTCAAATAGGCGGTGATCAAGAAATAGTGTTAAAAAGAATTTTTAATGTTGACAGAAGCAAAGAAGAAGCAAACGTAATCCAGAAAAAGAAAGAAGATATTGACAAAATTAATCAAGAATTACAAAAAGGCATTGATGCAACTAAAGATGGTGAAAACGCGGTAAGTGAAAACAATGATCAATCAACCATTACCCAAGAACCAGAAATTCAAGAAATTCCTAAAATTGAATTAGTTGATTTAGATAAGTTGGAAGAGGAAAAGAAAAAGGAATCAGAAAAGAATGAATTAAAAAATTCAATAATAAAATTAGTACAAACATCATTATTAGGCAACCAATTTGAATTAGATGTTACAATCAATGATGAAATTACAGTGACCCTTGTTTTTGATGGAACAACTAAATTCTTACATGAAAATACCTATCGAGCATCAGAAGTTGAATCTTTCATGAATGAAATTTGTGTATCTATTAAATCAATTAATTTTAATACCGATAAGAAGATATGGGTACATTTACAAGTTAATGCTACTTTTCAAAATGAAAACGTAGAAATTGGATATACATCTATGCTTGGATCAAGGTTTGGAGATGACTTTAGTTGGTTCCAATAAGGCATTCATAACCAAGCGCAAATAAAAAAAGGATTGTATCCCCAGAACAATTCTCTGTTCTCAAGGAAATTCCTTAGATAGAAGCATTGTCACTATTCGCCGTTCTTCTGTCTTGGCTATTTTCCCATCATGGAAACAGATCGTGAGTTCAATCGCACCATACTCAGGAGCCCAGGCAAGAAGATTATCAATCTGCTTGTGGATGCCTTCAACTACTGCTGTATCGTGAGGTATTCGCAATGTCTTGCCTTCCTTTGCCAAAGCCGGAATCAATCGGCTCTCTAGCACTTCAACCCTAATCTTGGTTGGAACTGACCGTGAAGGTCATTGAAAGACACTGCGAATAATAAAGTACAAAGGAGGAGATGCAAAGATACTTTTGAAAGTATTTTCTCCCCCTTGATCGCTATTCCTTATGCGGTTCTTTTCTCAAAGGGAATGATGTTCCCAAAAACTTCATCGGCGGTTGAATACAGGCTATCCAGGTCTTCCTCTCGCTCATGTTCGGCGTAATGTTCCAGCATGGTCTCAGTGGAATGCCCTGTGGCCCGCTTTACTGTGTTGGCATCAAGCTTGCCCCGCATCTTGGTAGCAAAGTAATGTCTCCAAGAATGAAAAACAATGTTTCGCTTTGCTCGTATTTCCTCGGTGATGCCGATCTTCGCCAGAGCTTCTTTCAAGCCATCAAGAAGGAAATGGGTATCCATGGGCTTATCAGGCACCAATCCAAAGAAAATGAAGCCATCCTTACCATGAGGATTCGCCTCGGCCAGCTTGATCAATTTGTCCCGAAGAGACGGAAGCAGGGGGACAACACGAACCTTGCCCGTCTTGGTACATTTCAGCCCGTCGGACCAGGACCAGGAATGATTTACATACAGCCTATCAGTCCCAACGTCGCACAGGTGTAAAGCAAGCACCTCGCCAGCCCTAAGCCCGGTACTCATACTCAGCATGGAAGCGATCTTTGAGCGTTCTTCCTTCCATTCTACTTCAAAGAGGGCTATAGCCTCCTTCTCCGTGAGTATGCCCCTCGCCTTCGGCGTTCCCGAGAACTTCATGAGCCCCTTGCCGGGATCGGTCGGTATCTCATTGTGGTAGGCTGCCCATTTCAAAGGGAGCGTTCCCGCCAGCATCACCTTGTTGATCGTACCCGCCGAAAGGTACTTCTCCTTCTCAGGCATGGAGGAGGTGAAGAAGTCCTTCTCCTGTTGCCCCGTGACTCCCTTGGGCGGCTTCTTCTTCGAGACTACCTTGTACTCGGCAAGCCAGAGCGAGAAGTCCCGCAAATCGGATCGGGTTACCTCCCCTATCCTCTTCTGATCACCAAAAAAAAGCTTCCAGTATTTAGCCGTTCTGCTTGAGTCGATTGCCCTCATCCGGCCAATCTTCTGTCCATGGAGGAGCTTTTCTTTGATATAAGGCGACGTGTCAAAGTCCCAGAATGCGGTTAGGTATTCTATCAATCCTTGGGAACTAGCAGCCGAAGTCACAATAGCGCTGTCTAGCAGATGCCTGGATTTCAAGATGTCGGTGATCTTCTGGACATCATCAGTACTCAGGGGAAGAACATGAAGGTTAGCTAATACAGATTGTAGTGCAAGTGCGTCTTCAACAGATTTCTTGCCATTTATCTTCTTATCCGGGATACCATTCTTGAGCCAATCAGAAACCACACCAGCGGCTTCGTCACGATTCACCTTACCAGTCGATTTCGCGGTAAGGTAGGTGCCTGTTTGGGGATTCAACAATTGGACGTAAAAAACACCTTTTCGCAAGAATAACTTGAACCTACGCAT